TGGTGATTTACTTAATCCACTTACATCAGCTCCAAATGAAGCACCACCACCACTTAAATCATTGTAAGTTGTGTGAAATATAATTCCTATTCTTGCTGCTATTATTTGCTTACCTATTTCAGAATTTGATTCAACTGCATATCTAATTGTATTAGGTTTAAAAGTGTAATGTGGAGTACCATCTATATCTTCTGTTTCAACATCATCATTGTCAAACATAAAATCACCTTGTAAGATACCTTTTATTCCTAAGGCAGGTAAATATTGTAATGCTAATTTTAATTTT